TAGGTCCGGTTATACCCTGGATACCTTGAATACCCTGAGCACCGGTAGTACCTTGTGTACCCTGAGGACCGGTAGTACCTTGAATACCTTGTATTCCTTGAATGCCTTGTGTACCTTGAGGTCCTGTTGTTCCTTGAGTTCCAGTTATACCTTGAATACCCTGTATACCTTGCGTACCTTGAGGTCCCGTTGGTCCAGTAGGGCCAGTTATACCTTGTATACCTTGAATTCCTTGTGCACCAGTAGTACCTTGTGTTCCTTGAATACCTTGTATGCCTTGAGTACCTTGAGGACCAGTTACGCCTTGAATGCCCTGCGTACCAGTTGTTCCTTGTGTTCCCTGTGTTCCTTGAGGTCCAGTAGTTCCTTGTATACCTTGAATACCTTGGATACCTTGTGTTCCTTGTGTTCCTTGAGGTCCAGTAGTTCCTTGTATACCTTGAATACCTTGGATACCTTGGATACCGGTATTGCCTTGGATACCTTGGGTTCCTTGTGTTCCTTGTGTTCCTTGGGTACCGGTATTACCTTGTATCCCTTGAGTACCTTGGGTTCCTTGCGTACCTTGAGGTCCTGTTGTACCTTGTATACCTTGAATTCCTTGAGTTCCTTGGGTGCCTTGTATACCCTGGATTCCTTGTGTTCCTTGAGTACCTTGTATGCCTTGTATACCTTGTGTACCAATTGTACCTTGAGTACCTTGCGTACCTTGTATTCCCTGTATGCCTTGAATACCCTGTATACCTTGCGTGCCTTGAATACCCTGTATACCTTGGGTACCTTGTACACCCTGTGTACCTTGCGGTCCTGTAATACCTTGGATACCTTGAGTTCCAGTTAAGCCTTGTACTCCTTGAATGCCTTGCGTACCTTGCGTACCTTGCGTTCCCTGTGTTCCTTGTGTTCCTTGAGTACCAGTATTACCTTGTATACCTTGAGCGCCAGTTGTGCCTTGTGTACCTTGTATTCCCTGAATGCCTTGGATGCCTTGAGTACCTTGAGTACCTTGGATGCCTTGAGTTCCTTGAGGACCGGTAGTTCCTTGTATGCCTTGTATACCTTGTGTACCGGTTGTACCTTGAATACCTTGAATTCCTTGTGTACCTTGAATGCCTTGTATTCCTTGAGTTCCTTGAGTTCCCTGTGTACCTTGCGTACCTTGTATTCCTTGTATACCTTGGATTCCTTGAGTTCCCTGGGTTCCTTGCGTACCAGTGTTACCTTGTATCCCTTGAATTCCTTGAGTACCTTGAGTACCTTGCGGTCCTGTTGTACCTTGAATTCCCTGAATACCTTGTATTCCTTGTGTACCCTGGGGGCCTTGTATACCCTGTGTACCTTGGGTACCCTGAATCCCTTGAATTCCTTGAATTCCTTGCGTACCTTGGATTCCTTGCGTACCTTGAGGGCCAGTAATACCCTGGATACCTTGGGTTCCAGTTATGCCTTGTACCCCCTGTATACCCTGTATTCCTTGCGTACCTTGTATGCCTTGGATACCCTGCGTTCCTTGAGTCCCTTGAGTCCCTTGCGTACCTTGTATTCCCTGTATACCTTGAATGCCTTGCGTACCTTGCGTGCCTTGAATACCCTGTGTACCTTGAATACCTTGAATACCTTGTATACCTTGTGGTCCTGTAATACCTTGAATACCTTGAGTACCGGTAGTTCCTTGCACTCCTTGAATGCCTTGGGTACCTTGTGTTCCCTGTGTTCCTTGTGTTCCTTGTATTCCTTGAGTACCTTGTACGCCTTGAATCCCCTGAGTGCCTTGAGAACCTTGTATACCTTGTATACCTTGAATACCTTGAATACCGGTTATACCCTGTACGCCTTGTATTCCTTGTGTACCTTGTATTCCTTGTGTACCTTGTGTACCGGTAGTTCCTTGCACTCCTTGAATACCTTGTGTGCCTTGTGTACCTTGTATTCCTTGAGTACCCTGTGTACCTTGTATTCCTTGTATTCCTTGTATTCCTTGAATACCTTGTGTTCCTTGACTACCTTGAGCACCAATTATGCCTTGTACCCCTTGAATTCCTTGAGTACCTTGCGTGCCTTGTGGACCGGTAATACCCTGTACGCCTTGAATTCCTTGGGTTCCGGTTAAGCCTTGAATTCCTTGAATACCCTGTGTTCCTTGTGTACCTTGAATACCTTGTATGCCCTGTAGTCCCTGGGTTCCGGTTGAGCCCTGAACGCCCTGAGTTCCTTGAGGACCGGTAGTTCCTTGTATGCCTTGTATACCTTGTATTCCTGTATTACCTTGTATTCCTTGGGTTCCTTGTATTCCTTGGGTTCCTTGTATTCCTTGAATGCCTTGGATTCCGTTATTACCTTGAATACCTTGAATTCCTTGAGTACCTTGTATGCCTTGCGTACCTTGGATACCTTGGGTTCCGTTATTACCTTGAATACCTTGAATACCTTGAATTCCTTGAGTACCTTGTATGCCTTGCGTACCTTGGATGCCTTGAGTACCGGTATTGCCTTGAATACCTTGAATTCCTTGTGTACCTTGGAGACTAAGATTAGTTCTATATTTAAAAGTTCCATCCGTATCAGTTACTACTACATTAGTTTCAGTTGAACCTAAAGGTATAGCCGGAACGGCAAGTGATCCGGAAATAGAGAGAGATCCTGTAACTTGTGAATTATTTAGGGCCTTTAGGCCGTTACGGACAATAAATTCATTCGCCATGTTTATCTCCCTTAGTTCACTTTCCCTAAGGTAGGGGTTTTATATATGCTAATATATTATATAAATAGTTAAAATCTTGTTTATAGCTAAATAAATCACTATAGAATCCAAGGAGATTGTTTTATAACAAAAGTAGGATTCAATTTATTTTCAAGCTTTTCTTTAAGGTCAGTCTTAAGGTTTTTTACACCCTCTTCTCCTAGCATGTATTCAACCCACTGCTGTATTATAGGTGATGTTAAGTCTTGAAAAGGAATAAAGCTTCCAGAAGGTGATATCGGAAGTATCTCTTGAAATCCACCTACTGATCCACTAACAGACCCTATAGTTGCTCTAAGTTCGTAAAAAACTTTAGTAACAACATCATTATGTTCAGTCGATGTAGGGCTAACAAAAAGTGGATTAAACTGCCAAGTAAAGGTAATATCTGAAAGATTCAAAGCCATTAATTTTTATTTAAATAAGTCTATAAGTTGTTTTTATATTCCAAGTATCTCCATTTATTGTTGCTCTTAATAAAGCATTAGCACCACTTAAAGCTACACTCATTGTAACAAGTGTAGTACTTCCAATGTCTGTTGTTGAATTATCAGTAAAGTTTACATTACTACCATCCCAGACAGACATCACTGTACCAGCTCGAGCATTACTTCCGCTTGAAGCTACATAATCAAAAAAACCAGCTCTAAATGAACCTGTGGATATATTGACAATTGTTGTTGTACCTACACCAGCTAAAGCTCCTTGAGCTGAATATAATGAAGATGAAATATTAAATACTGAAGCGGCAGAAGCTGAAGCAGCAGTTCCAAATAAAGAACCAGTGAATGATTCAGCTACAACATTTGTAGCTACTGTTAATGAGTTTAAAGAGGCATTTGAGCCACTTACGATGACTTTTTTCCAATTCGGCATAGTAATACAAATTTACACTGTGGTTAGATACATACACTTATGCCGTGTATATGCCTACTTCCTTTCGGCCTACAGTACTTTCCTTCATATAAATATCACAGAATCAGGGTAGCTTAACGTAATAGTCTTGAAGTTTTAGCACTAATTCAAATATCTTTTGAACCTGCTCTCCTTTGAAATGAGATTCTCTTATTAAATTTAACAAAGTCTCAACCTCAGGTTTATTAAGACTTAAGACAGGTAAAGGAGCCTTATGGAGCTCCTCTACACGTTTATTATTTACTACTACGTTATTTGCGTTAAAACCCATAACTACTCTTTTGAAAACTCTATTAAGAATATATCCAAATTGTTTCGTCATTACCTATAAATATATTACCTTTTGCAATGTACCTACCTGGTGCTGTTGTTGGATCTCCGCTTGAACCTAAAACCGCTGCTGCCATAAATGCATCAGGTGTATAAGTACTTTGATTGGCGGTAAATGAACCAGTTAATCCCCATCTTGTAGTTCCGCTATCGAATGCAAATAATTCGCCTACATTCTGTGTTCCTTGCTGTACTACGATACCCCCATCACCTGCTGCGTTTGATCCAGAAGCAAGAAGAATAAATCTATCTGCAACCTCAAGATTTGTTGTTTGTTGGAAGCTAGCAGTACCGAATACTGTTAAATTATTACTAACTACTAAATTGTTACCAATAGTAACGTTATTAGGTAACCCGATTGTTAGGGTTTGGGAGGCAGCTGATGTTTCTATTTCATTAGCTGTACCGGTAATTGTAAATACCTGAGTTAAAAGATCTACATTACCGCTTCCGGTTGAACCAGAGAAGTCTAATTCAGTTACAAGGCCGGTTAGTTGTGAACCGTCTCCTTTAAATGATCCGCTAAATGAACCAGTTAAGCTTGAATTTGCGCCTGTAAGTACTATCGATGTATTACCGGTTATTAAAGTACCGTTATCAAAGAGACTCGAATTGGTAAACTTATTATCTGTGTCATTCCACTTTGTAATAGCGTTTTGAGAAAGTTGAGCAGCACCGCTGACTTCTACTGTTACGTCAGTACTACCGTTGAAAGAAAAAGCATTAAGACCCCCGCCAGCTACTTGAGATAAAGTACCTTTTGTTCTACCTGCAATTGAAGCGCTTACGGCATGAGAGGCAGTAAGTATGCTATTCATACCTAGAGGGCCATCTACCCCGCTACTTAAAATATAAGAAGCAGTAGTTGCGGTAAATGAACCGGTACCTTGATAAGTGAATAAACCTGTAGTTGTATCATAAGAAACTATATTCGGCTTATTTGCATTAGTAAGTCCTAAAGCGTTTACCGAGCCGGTTACAGCTAAGTTACTACTAATACTTAAATTACTTAACTGAGCTACACTTCCCGATACTATTACTTTTTTCCAATTTGCCATTTTTCTGTCTTTTTATTTTAATAAATAGTTAATTTTAATCTAAACCTACATAAAGATTAGTTGATGTAAACCATATTCCTCCATTAGGTGCAGTGCCGGTAGGAATCGCTGATTGAGTCGCGAACTGTACAACACTTTCGCTTACTGTAAATACAGGCTGTTGTGTCTGTTTATTTCTAACATAAAAATAATTGCTATATATGTCTACAATAGTAGCTGACCCGGTTACGAAAAAAGTACTACCTGTGTAAATTAAATCAGATGACGCTGTAGCAGCATTAGTCGAACCGTCAGAAATAATTAATCTACCAGGTCCTGCGTTGTTGATTGTATTAAAACCCTCCCCAGATGCGCCTACTGGTATAAATGCAAATTGATCTCCTTCAGCGGGGTCGTTACCTGCTGAAGTTAACTGTGATACTCCATAACTTTCGTAACCAGATTCAGGGGGTGCTACGCTTGTAATTTGTAGTAGTTTAAAGGTACCTGCTTCTGCAAGGCTTACAAGTTTTATTACTGTACCTACTGTTAGATTATCTAAATAACCTGAAAAACTTACGTTTGGATCATACGCAAAATTGTCGAACGATGCAGCAGTAGGAGATGATGACCAGTATTGATTTAGTTTAAAAAATCCGTTACCAGGATCTACTCCTGTATTTAAACTTGATGTATATTTCCATATAGCTAATTGTCCCCCATTCTCTGCACTCAGGGAAAGACCGTTTACAAATAAAGCGCCGCTTATATTTGTACTTCCTGTTACATTTAAGCTACCACTTATAATAGCGCTTCCAGTAAAAGGGAAAGATGATACGTTAGCAACATACGATGCTGTAAGAGCATAAGAAGCAGATATAGCATTTGAGATTGAACCGCTAAAATAAGAAGCAGTTAAAGCATGTGATGCTGTAAGAGGAACAAGACTTGTTAAATTTACTAAAAAAGTTGAACCGTCTCCTTTAGTAAATGTAATAGAAGGATTAGAAAATGAAGCTGTTGTAATTAAAGACCCTGTAGCCGCTCCTTGTATAACCGATGCGGTAGCAGCATAAGAAGAGGTCCCAAATAATGAACCGGTTAATCCTGCAAAGAAATTAACAGTATTTAAAAAGTTTGCAGATCCACTTACTCCAAGACTACCTGAAATAAGGATTGTACTACCGCTTACTCCATTTAGAGCGTAAATAATTCTGAGAACCTGTTCGGACTTAATTAATTGACCGGGGGATATACCGGAAGTTGATATAGTATCTGCCACTCTATGAAATTTGATTATAAATAGTTCGTTCCGTAACAATAAGAAACCTACCTTACTGCACCTGTTCGGTTGTAAATACTATTTTACATATATTATAAGTTTTTCCTGAAAGCTGTGCTAAATAGGCATTTAGCGAATCCGGAATAAGGTAACCGTTGACAGTTAAATCAAATTCAGTTCTTACCAATCTATCTTCACCTTGATCATAGACTTGCGCGTCATTAAACGTCTCAATTTTTGCAAGAAACTGAAATGAATCGGGGTCACCCCAGTATGAATTAGAAGCAAAATTTACAGCTTCTATCAACTTATTCATTTGTTCAACATAGTTTGTCCACATTATTACTGTATAATTTACAGTAACATAGTCAGGCGTAACTACAACCGTATATTCTTTCTGCGGCTTTTGATTTTGCAAAACATTGAAGTTATCATATACGTTTCTTTTTGAGAAAGCCTTTTCGTATAGTTGAACATTTTTAGCAACATTACCGTCTATTTTATTTCCGAGCGTTCTATTCTGTACAACTGAAGATCTTTTAAAAACTAAAAGAGGGGACATTATTTTTGCTACATTATTACGATAGTATCCGTCTTTTTGTATTGATTTCCATTTTTCAGGTGAACCGTATATAACGGGAACAAGTACCGTAGAATTGTTTTGAAATACCGTAAGCTTAAGAACGTTTGCAAAATGGTACATTATTGATTGATCAATATCTTTTAATCCTATTGAGTATTTTTTGTCTCCTGTAGGTTCAAAAGCAGTTTCATATGCCCTATTAAATTCAGGTTGTCCTGGTTTGAAAGGTTCAGAAAAAACTATATTTGGATTGCCATACTGCGGATCAGCAGGTATGATAAGTTTATTCATAAACTCCCTTCTATTCTCTGGACGTACTATTTGTGGCATATTAGAGTCTCTGTTGTGTTATACCTAATCTTTCAGGTGATGTCATATGGGTGGTTAGAATGATAGAAAAACTAGTACCAAAGTTGTTTAATCCTTCAGAGTAAGAATAATTGGGATCTTTTCCAAGGAAAAGCTGATTTTCGTTAGTATTATCTACTTCGTAATATAATTCGTTATACATAATAATATCACCGGTCTCAGGCACTATATTAGCTAATTCTAGATCTGGCTTTAAAAATCTAAAATCTACTTCCCTTCTACTATCAGGTCCGAAATTATTATCGGTAATTGTTGAGAAGTCGCCCCTGACTATTAAACAGTTTAAAAGTACCGGGCCGATATATTGCTTAACGGATGATTCGCCATAGATATTCGGAGGGGATGAGGGTATTACTATCTTATAGTAGCCTATTTGCTGGGTTACTACGTTATTTACAAACTCGCCGGCTACGCCAAGTTGCATTGTTGCATCTCTTACTGAACCGAATAGTGCCATAGTTATCCGATATATACCATTAACGGTATACTATTTAAAGTATCGTTAAGAGAATTGTTTTCAGACTGTTTTCTTTCAAGCTGCTTCTGTCTTGACATGTCTTCGAAGTCAAGCCGTAATTTTTCACGTAAAGCTACTTGCATTTCTTTACCACGTGAGATTAAATCAGCAAAATTGAGTGTAGCTTCTGCCCCTGGAATAAGTACAGTTTGGTATTTTCCGCGTATCAAACCAAGCAATTCAGAAGTAAGTGCAGCTGTATATTCTTTGATCCATTGTTTGCCCGGTTGATTAATATAGGAGTATGTGATTAGACCGTATGGAGCTAATGCTGCATTTGCTACTAGACCTTTATTACTGCCGTATGGGCTATTTTCTGTCAAAGACATAAGGTCTGATTGGAATGCATATTGAATTGAAATACATGAACGGTATCCGCCATAATTACTGCCTAGAGGTACTGGAGTAATTCTTAAGTTAGTTCCAATAAGCTCAAACGACCATTCAGGAAGCCGTACGTCATTTGACATTTCTAATTCTTGAATTCTTTGAATATCCCAAAATACAGGATAATAAGTAGCAGCGTTGTTCCCTCCGCCCATAGCTCCGTATCCGCCCCAACTACCAGGCCATGCACCCGATCCACCTAATTGAGGATAATAAGCACCATACCCGTATCCGTAAATCGCAGGCGGTGCTTGATACATTATTCTTTGAATTACTATTCTATCTCCCGGACTCATACTCTGTGATGCTACTGCCCAGTCGTATACGTTATAGTTTTGCTCTCCAGATATAAGTTCCAACGAACCACTTCTCCAACTTATAAATCCACCTACTCCTGCTACTTGACCGTAAGTTTCGGCTATATTAACCAGGTTGGTTAAGTTAGGCGAGACTACAATACTGTTTAATAGAGAGGAAGTCGGCTGTCCTTCAAGCGTTAGGTAATTGTCTTTTATCTTAAGTTGATATAATTCTTCGGCGTAGATTGAAACGGCTTCTTCAAAACAAGCGTAAATCGATCCGGACTGTAGTTCAACGTCGAGTACGGGATATCCTAGTTTCCATGCACAGTAGTTTGCTACTTTTGGTCCATCGGTTTGATAATCTGCGTCATTATCGTAAAATCCAAATGGGGTACTGCCTGAAATTGGCCCTGGATCGCCGTTATAAATTATTGGATTAGCCATTTTTTAATCTCTATGATCTAAATAAATTTTTAAAATATCTTCAACGATTGGATCGCGATGATTAGTTTTCAGAGTTACAACTGAAAAACCTATTACGTTGGTCAAGTTATTACATATAAATCCAAAACCTGATAATTTTTTATCTTTTAAATCAATCTGTGCAGTATCACCACATATAATCATTCTTGATCCTTCACATATTCTACCAAGAATTAGCTCCATCTGCCTGTGTGTAATATTTTGGCCTTCGTCTACTACTACACAGCAGTTTGTAAGATTCCTGCCTCTCATAAATGCTACCGGAATAACCTCTATTCTACCTTCAATAATTTCTCTATCTATCTTTTCCTTATTATAGAGCCTATACATATTATCGTATATAGCTGCTGTATAGGGAGCTAGCTTAGCGTCTTTATCTCCGGGCATAAAACCTAATTCTTCTCCAGCAGTTACGGCAGGTCTAGTTAGTATTACCTTTTCAACCTGTCCGGTAAAGAGTAGATCGAGTGCAGCTTGAGCAGCTACTATCGATTTTCCTGATCCTGCACTACCTTTTAGTACTGTTATCTTGTTTTCAAGAATAACTGATTTCGCAACTTTCTGTTCTTCATTAAGTGTAACCTGAAATTTAATTGGATTCTTAAGTTTTTTCTTTCTTGTAACTGTTGTTATCACCATGCATAGACCGTTTGATATAAATAGTAAGCAAAAGAAAATAAAAAACCCTCAAATGAGGGTTCTATATTATATATTTTCAAGGATTTATATTAGGGGTAAGGGTATTGATAAGAACCTGAGTAGAGAACGGCGATACCGGATGACTGTGAGACTTCAGTAATTGCGCCGAAAATACCGTTACCGGCTGTAAATGATGCACTAATCGGTCCTCCAGTTAGACTGCTGAATGATATTATTGCGGTAGTATTTGTTACTGGTAGATACCAAAATGCATCAGC